AATAAATAGCACCATCAGTAAGATTTATATTTCCTGATGCAATAAAGTAAGTATTAGTTCCACCTTGACCTTGGGCAACCCCATTATACGTGAGTACAATACCATTACCTTGTCCACCTATAACAGAATTGAAAGACCTTGGATTAGTAGTAGTTATATTAATTGCACCATTACCTACATAATAACCTGTAATAGTTATTGCAGGACTATTTGAACTTGCAGTACCCAAAATTAAACTACCACCATTTACACTACCTGTAATAACCCCCTGTACTCTTGCAGTACCATTAACGTCAAGACGGAAACCTGCGTCTGTGTGTGTACCTGAATTTTGTATAAGGAAGTTACCAGTAGAAAACATTGTAGCTAATTGAGTAGCACTTGCACCACCTACAATTATTGTTCTACCTGCAGCTCTTCTTGCTCCAAATAAGAAATTACCTGCAAGCGAAGGTACTGATGCTGCAGTACCACCAATTGCAAAACTTCCTGCTAATGTATTACTATCGTCATACATATTAACACCTGCATAATTTGTAGCTGTTGTATTTTGTAGTGATACTATTGCATTTGATAATTTAACTTGAACAGCATCAGTAACCCCTGTAATTATTGAAGTGCCAACTAATATGGATTGTGTTCTCAACCCAACATTACTCACCCCCGTAAAAGCACCATTACTAAACGTTGGATTTATATCCAATCCCACAAGAACATCACTATTAGCAGATGCCGTTAATGTAGGAGTAAGGTTAGTACCTCTTGCTATTGCAGATGCAGCCGTAACACTATTATTAACTAATAACTGTGATGTAGGTGTAAAAGCAAAAGTTGCAGAACTTGTTAAACTTGTAGTACCATTAAAGTAAGCTACCTGTCCACTTGTACCTGTGCCGGTAACTGGGTTTGTGAGCAAAGACTGCCCGCCAATGTCTGACAACAACTGAGCTCCAGTGCGGAATTTAACCACACCGGAGTCAACTGTTAAAAATTTGTCTGTATCAATAGTAGCATTGGCTACGTTGTTCAACGTAACCACACCTTCTACTACCAAGCCAGCTCTAGCTAAAATATCAGAAAGAAACTTCATTAATAAGATTTATTAGAGTGAACTCACAACAACTCGGTAAGTACCTGCAATAGGAGATCCAGAAAAAGCAAGTGTTGTTACATTTGCAGAAGTGATGGTTACATCACATACTACAAGTTCATTATTGCTTGTATCAGAAACTCTAACCATTACATCTGTCGTACCCAAGTTGTGTGTCACAGTGTAGTTACCTGCTGTAGTTACCACAACGTTTGCTGAATGTTTATATGTAGCAAGGTTGGTCTTTAATTTCAGCGGAGTAACAATCTCTGTATCATCTGTACCAGTGTTAGTATCAGCCTGAGTAGCAATTGCTGCAATACCCGTTCTTGTTTCAGTAGCAGTACGACCAGCAAGTGTTGCAGGAGTCACGGCTTTAACTGAATCAGTACCGGTATTTACTTCTGTTTGTGTAGCAATAAATACAAGACCCAGTACAGTTGTAGTAGCCTGGTCACGGTTAACCTCTAAAGAAGTCCAGTTAGCTGCGTATGTAGTTGTTGAAGCAGTGTTTACCAGTGCAATCAATACATCACCTACGTTAAAAGGTATACCACCCACTGTACCAGCAACTGATACATACCAGTAGTCACCTTTTTTAGTACCAACAACCGGACTTGAACCTACAGGAAAAGAACCAGTAGACGCATCCCAGGCTCCTTCTAAATTTCCAAGAGCACCAATCTGAGCATCTACGTAAGTCTTCACTGCAGTAGATGTAGGAATGTTGGCATTAGAAGCAGTAGCTAATGTTCCATCGGTAATAACACTCACTTCAGCAGCATTTGCTGTAGAGCCAGTGACGTTACCAATAATAGTCATTGAAGCCAGTTGTTGTAACTTAGCAAAGGTTACTGCGTTAGCATTGATCTTTACAGTGGTCACTGCAGAGTCAGCTAGTTTTGCTGTAGTAACACCAAGATCTTTAATGCGCAGGGTGTCTGCGTTGATCTCGATTGTAGCGTTATCTACATTTACATCCAGGGTGATTACGTCACCATTACCAGATGTAGACGCTGTTAAGCCAGCTCCACCCAGTACATCCTGGATGTCACCTGACATGTCAACCCACGCTGCACTATCCCAGAAGTAAACTCTGGCGTCAGCCGTGTTGTAATAAATTTGTCCTGTTACAGGAGAGGTTGGAGCCGTGGCCAAGTTCTGTAACGCTACGTTCAGAATCTGATTTTTGGCGAGGTCCAGGTTAGTTAAAAACTTTTTTGCCATAGGTTGGGGTTGTTTATAAGTTTAGTTTATATAAGCCTTTCCACTGAACGCAGCGGTGAACTTTACGGTTAATGTATTGCTGTTAGTGTAAATCACTTCTCCTATCACCTCTTCTTCTGCACTATCAACTATTGTTACAGATGGATACTTTCCAAGCCCATGATTTACTACCCAGGTAGCAGATGGTGAATTTTGCGTATGGATATATGCGTATGTAAAACTGTCTTGTATAAATGTGTCGTCTCTATAAGTAAGCTTTACTGTTCTTTCTGTTTGAGTAGAGATAACATCTATTTCCATTACAGATCGGTCAAAAGCCTCATACAGCATATCTATTTCTGCATCTGTAAGACCTATTGGTCTAAATTCATTACCATCCCAGACATAGAAAACAGTAATATCCTTATCATATACAATAAGCCCCTGGTCATTTGAGTTAAGTGTAGATGCAAGGGCTGTACGCTCCACAGTAGAAACCGGGTGAAGCTTTGCATTAATCAACTGGTTTTTAATCAGGTTAATGTCATGATAGTATGCTACCGATGTCGGCTGTCCTGGGGGTAATGCCATTATGATAAGTATGCTTTTCCGGCAACCGGTTGATTAAAATATACTTTGAGTCTGTTGTTATCAATCACGTCTATGATACCTACGATATCAGTACCTGTCGCATCTTCACTGGTTACATTTGGAATAAGGTTCATGTTATGTTGAATATCCCACACTGTAGATGGTGTTGATTGTGTAAACACAAACGAACTGTTCTGGTTAACCACGATAGATGGATTCAGGTTGATACGTGTGATACATCCACCAGTATTCACCTCAATAATATTCTGATTAATGTTTTGACTAACATAGTTCAGTCCCATAGAAGGACCAACACGCTGCTGGCTGCTTATAAAACCTACACCTCCTTTAGAATAAAGCACGTCATCGTAGGTGACACCCAGCCAGGTTTTGTACTGAATCGTAGTATCAGATAATGCACCTGCATCTTCAGCTGCTTCCCAGTCTACCAGGTCCTTACGGATGCTGAGCAGATCCAGGTCTACATCTGATTTGCAAGAGTCTATACCATAACGCATCTTCATGTACTGGCGGAATACACCGTCAGCAAAGTTTTTGTAATGCTTCTTTTTATTAGGTAATAATGTTCTCATCAGGATTAGAGGAATAGTATTGGGGGTTAGAGGCTTCGATTGCTTTTTGTACAAGCATTTGCTCGTAAAAAGCCAGACAACTGCTGCACACCCTTGTGCCGTTAGAAGCAGTTCTGTCCTGGCAGCCACAGGTAATTTCTTTACCGCAGTTTGTGCAGGTTCTCATAGGTTGGTTTTTGTTGGTTATTAGCAGTGATTACATTTATTACTGGTTAGTTTGTCCAGTCTTTTTTTGGCGTACACCAAAAGCATCATACCTGATTCAGGATCATGTGCATACTCCACTTTGGCTTTGGCTGCATCAATAAAACTCTTGATAAGTCTCAGCTCAGAAAGCTGTTCTTTTAAATCTGCATCCGGCTCACATGTTCCCAGTTCCAACTCTCCCAGGAGGTTGAAGTAACGGTTAGCTGTTTGGGTAACACGAAGATGCTGGTATTCTACAAAGACACTGCTGGCTGGAGATACGGAATAACGGATAGTATAGATACCATCTGGTAAAGGCTGGGACGCGTCCTGGCAACCAGTGGTTTGAAGTCCCAGCGTACAGGCAGTAAGCACTGTATTAAAGCCAGGAAGCACTTCAATATTTACAGGCAGGTTAAAGCCTGGAGAAGTAATAGAAAGGGTTCCACAATCCACAGGCAACCCTTCAGCATACAAGCTGGTATCAAATAAACGCATTACCCTGATATTATTGGTATCAGGCAGCTCTAAACTTAACTGGTGTTTCTGGGCCATCGGATTAAACTTATGAAGTTTTGGAGGGTAAAATGAGTATACTACTCATAAATAATATAACATTTTTCAGGCACTTTACCAAAATAAAAAAGGGAGGGTCCATATAGACCACTCCCTCTTTTAAGGAACGTTATAGGTAGACTTAGTAAGTCTCCAGAGTTACCGCGTTGTTTGCCGCTGTACAAGCATCTCTTACGAAGTCAGTGATGCTAACAGTGCTAGTACCAGCTGGTACGTGAACTACTAACAAGTACTGATCATTGTCAAATGTGCTTGTTGGGTTGTTGAAACGTGGAACATTGTGCAGGATCAATACTTGATCATACAGACCACTACGGTTTACGGTAGCTAAAGCTGGATCAGCTTCGATCTCACGCATACGCAGGCTGTCTACACGGCTGCTGTCAGGATAAGCATTCTGTAAGTAACGACCATCTAAGATCAACTCACGCAGAACTGTTTCACCAACACCTGAAGCTTGTACAGGAGCCTGTACTTCAGAGAAACTGAAACAAGTTGTAGCACATGGGTCACCAGACTCGTCTACGATAGAAGCATACACAAACAACGGCTCTAAATCATACTTATCGGTAGGAGTAAAAGTACATGTACCGAATGTAGTGTCCACATAAGCTGTGATAATGTCCATGTGAACATTTACAGATCCAAGGCTTGTTGTAGCAGGAGTGTAACCAGCAGTAGTTTGTGCACTAAAAATAGCAGCATTACCGTTAGTTGAACTTACAGCATTCTGAGTAAGAGTAATTCTTGTATTACCAGAACTAGCTGAATCAGCAGCACCAACTAATAAAACTAAGCTGTTTGGAGCTAAAGAAGAATGAACTACTTTTTCACCAGGTTGAAACAATGCTGCATCAGCATTAGCTACAGAGATAACAGCTAAACCAGCAGTAGGATCGATAGCTACAGAAGCTGTAGTTTCTAACCATACTTTAGCTTGGATGAAATCTTTCAATAAAGGAGCTTCATTGATTTGGTCTGCCCATTTCAAAAGGATCACAGCCTGGTCAACAGCACTCTTAGATACATCACAACATCCGCTGTAAGCATCTAAAGTCTTGTAAAGGTTGTGGCTTAAGAAACGTAAAGCTGGAGAACCTTTAACGTCAAGACGAAGACGGAAAGTGCTGTCACAAGTAACACCTGCACAAGCAGAAGCGTCAATCTTAACGATTTGGTTCTTAGAAGCTTTACCGCTTACTTTGATCAAACGGCTGATGTACTTAGGGTTGATTACTTTAGACTTAACAGACTCTTTGTAACCACCGTGTACGGGGCCAATTTTGTCAGCAGCAAAGTAAGAACCTTGAGCCAGGATAAACGGACTGTTTGCACCTGTTGATAAGGCTGCAAAAGTCTTTGCATCGAAGAAACCTACCTGACCAGCTGTTAAAGCGGCAGTAGTTCCTGATGTTCTTAAAGTCGTACTAGCAGGTAGGAACGACTTTCTAAACGCATGTGGAAAATACATAGGTATTAGATTTTGGGGTTAATAAATAAAAAAACAGTTATTTAAGGAACAACAGCTTATACTTAATGCTGTTGATCGTACTTTTTACGTTGTCCAGGTCGTTCACAATCTCTGTGTGCGGCATGATGGCTTGCAGGCTAATTACCATCTCTTTAATTTCACGCAGGTAAGCAAGACCTTCTTCTACGGTGTTCAGGGTTCTTGGTGCTGTTTCTTTTACATCCAGCAACTTTTCAACTGCACCCTGGTATCCTTCTGCCAGTGCATCTGCGTGACCAGGCATGGCATCGTAGGCTTCATTCAGCGCTTTGTGAGCAGCATAAGATCCAGCCCCGGTTATTTTTAAATGTAGCTTATGAAAACTAAAAGCTGAGTTCATCAACTCTGTTACACAAGCTGCTGTCTTTGTATCCAGTGAATCAGCACCTGGTCTTTGTAATTTTACTAGGGCCATTGTTAGCTATTGTTTTGTACTTCTTGAGTAAGTCTTTGATATTGTGTTAGACTTTCAATGTCTCCTGCCAGGATCGAAGCTGCTTCATCTACCAAGATTTCTGCAATGTCATCTTTAAATTCACAGACAACATCTCTGGTATTTACAGTTCCTGTGCTTGGATCCACGCATCCGTTAAAAGCTACATAGGCTGGTTTACGGTAGTATAAAAGATCCAGGGAAGTAATTGTAAACTCATCATTGGTATACACCCTGAGCTTATCTCCTACCAGGGTGCTAAGCGTTTCCGCCCATTCCCAGCTGGGTCCTTTTGTATCAGAAGTAAGCAGTAAACCCATATTGGCTTCTTCTACTTCATAAACAGTCATGCGTCTCTCCGGGCAGCAATCTGATTTAGCATGTACGTCTGTTCTTACGTAGTACATGTAATCTGCAGGCAGCGTCACTTCAGCAAATGTTTTTTTGTTGATCGGTTGCGGGCTAACGCTTTTCAGCAGGATACGTAAGTCATCGATTAGTCCGGTAGACTGCTCGGTGCCTTCTTTACGGATGTTGATTCCGTACATCTGCTTGCGGATCCATTCCAGTTGCGCTTTGTTAAACGCTTCCTGGATCTGCCAACACTCTATGTTATCATAGTCCATAGAAGCCAGCTTGTTGAGCCGTTGCTTAATCTTTATCTGTAGGAGAGCATTTGTCATAGTCTATTACTGGTTCCAGTATTTCTCAACTGATTTTTGCAGATCCATCAGGACCTCTTCGTTCAAAGGATTCTTTAAGAATTCCGCTACGTCTGAAGGCGTTCTGCCCATCATAGTACCTGTCTTCATGTGGTAGATAAATCCGTCTGCTTTTGGAGAAATAAACTTAAAGTAACCCGCATCTTTTACGATCGCACGGATCTTTAAGGTTTCCATATCCAGGTTAGCAGCATCCAGGAAACGTTGTCCTGTTTTACGCTTGTCTTTTTCTACCAGTTCTCCGTTGATGTATTTATCCATATTGTCATAGATAACATCGTTCGGTGTGGTTTTCTTATACTGAGCTGAATTTGGATCCAGCACTTTTGCTACGTATAGTAACTTGTTCTGGTTTTTGTCAAATAACTTCTGAAGTTCTGCAAGAGCTTTGTTACGAAGCTTCTTAACCTCAGTTTGTATAGAAGCAGTTTCTTCCAGCTTGTCTAAGTAGAACTTAGGAGGCACCGGCATTCTTCTTGCTTCTTCCAATGATTTTGCTACAATAGAAAATCCACCGGCTTCAATAGCGTAAAGTCTGATTAGATCATACGGATCTTTCTCCGGCTCCAGGTATACTGGTTCATTACTGCATCTAACCTTGATTCTATCCCAAAACTCATTATTGTCTGGTTTTAAGAGTTTCACTTTGTTCCAGAACTGTTCATCAGTAATATCAATTACGTTTGCAGCAAGTTGTTTTTCAAGTTCTGCAATCACGGCCCTGATTTGTTTGATCTTGGCTTCCTGCTCTTCTAAAGGAAGGTCTTTCACTTCAGGAGCAAATTCATTCAAGCCAGTTACGTATCTTTTGATACCGTTAATCTCAAGACAAGAAATCGGTTCTTCATGAAAGGCACCGTCAAAAAGACTTAAGCCATACTTCTGAAGACCCATGTTGTCTACCATTGGATCAAAGAAAGGTCTGATAGCAATGGTTGAACGTTTGTTCTGTGGATACTTCTCTACGATAGTTACACTACTCATGTTTGGTTTTTTTGGTTTTTATAAATCCGGATCTATTCCGGAAATCGAACCTGTTGAGAGTTGCAAGCTCTCCGGTGATCAGCCAGTCTGCGTACAACAGGTTTAGGGGGAAATACTAGAGAGTTTAGTCCTTAGTATCGGTCCAAGGATATGAATCCAGGGAGAGGCAAATGAGTCAGACTGATGCGGGTGTTTTATCCAGCTGGGCTGGTGGCTACTATCCGGACTGACTACTGTTCAAGTTTGTACCAGAAGTGGGAGGATTTCTAGGCCCTCCCACACTAGTACAGTTATTTAGAATGATCCACCAGTGATCGGGTTTCTCATAACGATCTTCAATACCTTTGTTGGATCTTTAACCCAGATCGCAGGCATTGTTTGTGTCATGAATACTCTGTAACCGTTAAAGTTGCCAGAGCTTTGGAAACCTTGTGTACGACCCATGTAGTCCATGGTACCGTTCTGATAGAACCACTTCAGTTGATTATCCCAGCTTAACTTCAACAAGTAGATGTTGTCGTTAGTGTTTTCTGTGATATCAAAAATGATAAAGTTGTAAGAAGACAGAGGGAAACCATCAATGATTGGGTTTTCAATGTCATTAGTGTGTACGTTGTCAAACGCTGGATTCAGTACAAACTTCACGTTAGCCAAGAACGGAATAACGTATTGAGTGTAAGCAAAACCAAAGTTTAAGTCCATACCTTTACCAGTGATAGCACCAATCTCAGAAGCGTTGATAACAAGTCCGCTGTTGATAGCTTCCTTCTTAATTGCTTCGTTAACCAGTTTCATACCACCCATACCGGTTTGTACAATCAACTGACGCTTAGGATCTGGACCTTGGAACTCAACCTTTCCGTTGAAGAAGTTGAAGATTTCAGATTTGAAAAGCTCTAAGTTGAAAGAACCTTTGTTGTAGATACGCTTGTAAGAATTATCCAACTGCTTCCAAAGACCCACAGAAAGACGGATGTCATCTGGACCATCTTGCTTAACCTTACCACCTTGACCCCACATTAAGTAAGTCTCGATGTCGTTTGCAATCTTAGTCAGGTGAGCTGCTTCCAGGGTAGTTAAGAACGTACGAGAAAGTTGACCTGATTGGTATGCTTTCTTTACATAGTCCTTACCCATCTTAGACGCCATGTCTTCCAGGCTAGTGATAGAAGGATCAGTTGTTTTGTCAAAGTTTCTCCACATTTCGATTACAGGAACTGTACCGTCAGCTTTCATTCCACCTTTTAACATTAAGTCTGCACGAGAGCTAATGCTGTAGTGTACGTGAGCTTCTGCACCACCTACGTAGTTGTAGAATTCACGGAAACCAGCTGATACATTACCTAAATCAGAGAATTTTTCACCGTATTCACCACGGGCAGAACCCTTACGGAATACTTTAGTGCCAACTTTCAGATACTTATTGTCTAAGTACTTCGCGTTGTCGTTATTCACTAACTGAACAGTGTAGATGAAACCGTCACCAGCAGGGATAATATCGTCTGCAGTAACGTACATTTCCACACCATTGTATTTGTCATAAGTGAGGATATCACCATGACCAAAAGAACGCTTGTTAATCTTGATCTTGAAAGACTGACCGTCTATACCTTTTGTAGCGTTTGCAGACTCGATGTCTTCAACGATGTAAGGAAGATCTTGAGCAACAGGCACTTGCCATTTGTACTCACCACGCGCGTTGTCTACAGAGATAACGTTCTTTCCGCCAAAAGAAGACATTTGGTATAAAGGCATTTCTACCTTTTGTGCCATAGCCCACAAATCAACAGGACCAAGATCAGTTGGCTCTGCAGATTTCAGCAGGTTAGAAAGGTGGTAAGAATCTACGTGCGAGCTAGTTTGATAGCTGGTATCCCGTAGAAATATACCATTGTTAAGAACAGGGGTTGCCATAGGGCATTGGATTTAAGGGGTTAATAAAATAAGTAGGTTATCGTTTGAATATGTTAGCCGGGCGTACGAGCTTTCTAGGTCTTTGCTCGTCTTCTTCCTGATAAGCATTGCTCACGTTCTTACGGGATTGTTCCGTTTTTAACTGGCGAACGGTTTGCTCTACTGCTGCATTCTTACCTTGCTTGGTAAGCTGTCCGCGGTAGCCTTCAGGATCTGATAACAACCACAGGGCTTCTGCAATCAGTGGGTAGTTTGGTTCTACAAACTGATACTTTTCTAAAAGGTGACCCAAGAGGTTGGTAGGGCGACCACTAATAGAAGGGTATTGTGGTTGGGTGAGACCAGAGTAGAGTTGAGCCTGGGTTTTCTTATCCAGCTTTAGTCCGTTGATCTCTGCAGGACGAAGGGCTTCAAATACATTGTGCGTGTAAGCCTGCGCTGCTTCGTGCTGTTGTTGTTGACGAGCTTCCTGGTCTGCCAGCTGAGCCTGCACGATTTCTTCCTGCATCTGGTCCAGCTTTGGTTTAAACTGCTTGGCTTTCTTTTCTAGGACACCAAGGTCTTTCCAGGTGGTAAGCTCTTCTTCGATCTCTTCAGCTGATCCAAACTGCGTGGCTTGCAAGTAGTTACGGATAATTACCTCCTGGTCGTTATCCTTGGTGGGATCCAGTTCTCTTACTTCTTCTACCTGTGCCAGGGCACGGAATAGACTTTTCATATCCTGTCCACCATCCAGCACATACTTGGCTGCGTATTGGAGTTCATCGGGAAGAGATTCAAAAAACTCTTTCGGGGTTTTAGCGGCCACCTCACTTTTAAGGTTGTCCACGTTTGCCTGCCAGAGCTCTTCTATATCTTTTTCTGCCAGACCACCTAAGTAGTCTTCCAGTGATTGTTTACTTTCATCGTAGTCATCAAAGGCAAACATTTCGTTTGACTCTATGCGTTTCTTTAGAAACTCTACAAGACCAGATTTCTCTGTTTTAGGGCGTCCGCCTTTGGATTTTTGGTCTACATCCTGGTCATCATCTAGGCCGTTTACCAGGTCATCTACTGTTTCACGCGAAACTGGTGCTTTAGTGTCTTTATTAGCAGCAGGGTCGGTGTCGCTAGTCTTCTTATCGTCTTGATCATCATCTGTATCAGCTTGATTATCATTATCATCTAAAAAAGACAGGTCTGGACCCTTTGCAGAAAAGATGCTTGGTTTACTACTTTGAGCTGTCGGTGTTGTACCTGCAGGAGTAACGATGCTGTCTGCACCAGGTGCTCCTAACCAGCTGTCTAAATCAAGATCTACTTGTTGTACATTAGTCTGTACACTTGTTTGGTTTTCCATAAGTAAAGGATTGGTTTTTGTTGTGTATCTCTACATTAAAAATATACAACTTTAAACCTTAAGAATTTACTTCTTGTAGAACTTAGAAAGCTGATGTACGTATAATAGCGCTATAACTAAAAAGCCTTACTTGGATTTCTTGTCCTTTTTAGCTACGTCATACTTGTTTTTATTCTCGCGCGCCACTTCCAGTTGTTTATCTGCTATCTCTCTTTGTGTTTGCAGGCGTTGTCTTTCAAGCTCAATCTTCTGGGTATTCATGCTTGATTTATTGATCTCCTGCTCACGCTTAAAACTCATTTGCTCACGGTACTGGTCACTCTGGCGGATCTCTTTCATCGAGTCATTGAAGTCACTCACCTTGTTTTCATTGAGGTCCATCATAGCACCATAACCTGCTGCACGGATTTCGGCCACAAGAACATCGTTCTGACGATCTTTCTCTGCTTCATCACTCTTGAACTGCAGATCCATTTGCTTTTGTCTTTCCTGACTAGCCAGAAGTTCCTGCTGCATTTGCTGCTGCTGTTGCATTTCAGCCTGCTTTTGAGCAATATTCTTTTGTTCTGCATCTTTGAGTACACCAGTAAGCTCAGCCACTGATTCACTCTTAATCACATTACCCAGGTCATAGATTGATGCACCGGTAGTGTTGTTATTCATAGCCAGGCTACGGAGTTGCTCCATCACCTGACGCTGATTGGTCTTAGTAGTACAGAATATATTGAAGTCACGCATTAGCAGATCCGTACCATTGATCTGGAAGTTTACCTTCTCGTCATTGGTAGTAATATACTGCAGGCGTAAGCTTGGCTTTTGAGAATGGTAGAACTGTGCCAGGTCAGTACGCATTTGATGTACGCGTGGCATCAGGTAGTCAGAGTGCTGGGTAAAGTATTGCTCAGTCTGTGCATATGATGCATTCATAGCCTGCTCAATACCGGTGGCAGTTTGCTGTTGAGCTATCTGCTGACCCATACGTTGAGGGTTCAGACCGATCACTTCAAAAGCCTGGTTCTTAAAATAAGTAGCCAGTTGTATACGGCTTAACAAACGGTTGGTCTGCTCGAGGTTTAGCACCTGGTAGTGCTGGAAGCTCATCGCGTTCTCTGTATTGGTAATGGTAGTATCCAGCGGTAGCATCTGGAAGTTCTTCATAGCCACATAGGCGTTGGCCAGATTATTTTTACCCCAGTCTTCTCCCATAGAGTGACGTGGCAAAGCGTTCTGGTCCAAAAGAATCACTGTACCAAGCTCGTCTACGAGGATGTCAGCAATCTGATTGTTTACAATGTTATAGCCTATCTGGTAAGGCTTCATCAAATCTACCAGTGAAATACTGCGGGTGTTTCTATCACCAAATACAGCACCTTCCACCGGCAATTTGCAGCCGTATAGTGTTGAGTCTCCTTTAAACTGAAACGGAATACGTCCTGGCTTACCGCCATTCAGTCCAAGATAGATCGGGTTAATACCTCCCGGGTTGTTCATTCCCCAGAATGCAGGACGGTTAGGTCCAATCTTGATACCACCCCAGGTCTCGTTGATCCAGATCCAGTCAATGTGTTCTCCAAATATTAAGTTGTCTTTGCTCTTTTGCTTATACAGCGTAGTGTTGTACAAAGGCTTTTCAGTCACCTTGTAGTTTTCAGAGATAATGTCCTGAGAAATCTCTCCGTTCTCATTGATGCGGGTAAGATGACCCACCTTACGCTGGCTTTTCCAGTATGCCTGAGTAACACGTAAGAGATGTGTCTTGCCAAAATCAATCGTGTCTTCAGAATCTGAAAGTATCCACTCCACAATATCCCCGGTTCCAAACTTGGTATCATAAAGAGAAGTAAACTGTCTATAAGCCAGGGAAGGCATTTGCGTATTCCATTCGTGTGATCGGGTCGGATCATAATAAGTTCCATCATTTTGGTATCCCTGTACTGCGTAACCGGCAGAACGTACAGGGTAAATCGCTTCCAGGGCTTCTAGTTGCTCCTGGTTCATCATCCAGCCAAACTTGTCAATCACATCCGATACACTCATCATGTCCATCTTACCCACCCAGTTACCCTGGGAGATGTAACGGACATCGGGACTCTTGTGATAGAAAGTAAGCAGCGGGTTCCACAGCTCAATATCGTAATCATCTTCCCTCATCTGGAAATGCCAGAACTCACGATCGGCAATCAGCATGTCTCTGAAGCCACGCTCTTCCAGTTCAGCCATACCAAATCGTTCGGTATCCACTTTCATCTGGTGAGTGGCCCATTCTTCTACCATAGAACGGTAGTCTTTACGGAAGAATTCTTCTATTTCAGGAAGGCTCTTTAAGTTTTCAGGAGCCATCATCTCGGCTGCTTCCTCGCTCTCAGGGTCCATACCCATGTTGATCATGTTTACCAGCATCTTTTGCTGAGCTTGCTGAAGCAGGGTTTCCTCGATCAGGGAACGCTTTTCTTCAAGCATTTCCTGGTACGAGTTATCGTCTACGGCACGGTAGGTGATCTTGGAGGTACGTTTGCTAAATTCGTTAGCAAGTACGTTAACGACATTGGGTATAATAGGGTAAAACTTCAGTTCCAGTGCTGATTGATCCTCTTTGGTCAGGGTATCAATCAGGTCGGCCATCTCGTTATTCTCTTCTACGATATAGTCACTCTTGTCAATAATGCCTTTGGCCAGCTTGTAGTTCTTCATCAGCCTGCGGGCATTGCGTCTCAGCTGCTTCATGCCCTGGAATTCTAACCAATCCAGGTTCCAGGCTCTCCATTCTTCGTCCTTTTCCTTTTCTGAAAGGAACTGAATAGGCTGAACCAGCGTACCCATCTTGTTGTAGTCAGCTTTCTTCCCCTTCTTGAGGTCGAGTGCATTTAATATTTCCATGCATTAATTATTTAGGTCAGCATCTGGGCTGTTGATAGAGAGTTTAGTATTGGAGCTAGAGGTAGTTGTTCCAATGCCTACGTTTCCGTTGGTGTTAACCAGGAGTGTACCTGTAGAAGTGTAAGGCATAGGGTTCCATTGTATAGTCCCAATTCCGTTTGGATTATAAGGAGCCACCGTGATTTCTGCAGGTTCCTTCTCCTCCTCCTTTAAAAGAAGCAGGGCCTCTTCCAAAGTGAGTTGATTATCTTTTACAAGACGGCTTAGGATTGTTACCTTCTGCTGGTGCAGGGTGAGTTCTTGGGTTTCCATAGGAGTTAGCTGAGGTTTTTAAAAGGGTTCCGGGGTTTATGACCTATAGAACTGCCTTTAGAGGACCCCATATGTCTAAAAGGTCCCCAATTTAATTTACTGATTTTTTGTGAGTTCTCCAACTTTTGATGGGCATGTTCTACACGTTTACTGTAGCCTCTGTTAGATTGCTGCACTTTGGCAAAGGCAATCAGGGCACAAAAGGCTACCAGCCTATCCACGTTCACCCCGTCCTGATAGGCCTGCATTTCTTTTAGCAGCATAGGATCTGGTATACGTTCTACACCATACGTGGTATGTACAATGTCTCCGTTGGCCTTGGTTTCGGTGTCTAGTTCTTCTTTGGTAAACTCGATCCCGTAGCTCAGAATGTTACCCTTGAACAGGGTGCCCACGTTCTTCCAGCCGTATTCCTGGAACACATTGCGGTTGGCCCCAATGTCCTTTAGGAACAGGATCATGTCCTTGGGTACCAAATACTTCTGCCTTTTACGGCTGATCATGTATTGTATAAACAGGGCTACGTTGTTCTCGACAATGGTCCAGGCGTTATACCACTCGATCATCATCTCCAGGCGTTCATGGGTTTTATTGATATCATCAAAACGTCCGCACCAACTAGCCACGATCCGGTCACGTTCAATACTATTCTCCACTTTTCCGTCCCCGTAGTCTTTGATCACTTCTACAGGGTTCTTGTAGATGTAAATGGCGCAAAGAGAGTCCGAAGTAGTGGTCTTACCTTCCCCTACCGGATCCACTGAGGCATAGTACATCCCAAACGTTGGGTTTTTTACCGGTCGTTCGTAGACACAGATCACTCCGGTCTTGTCTTCTGTCTTTTTGGATATAGGAAACTCCAGGATGGGGATCTTCCTGGACGGCTTGTCTACGATGCGTCCTTCCGCGTCACGCGAAAGGTCCAGGTATTCCACCGGATACTCTTTATCTGCTATGCGCTGCAGTTGTTTAGAGACCAGGTGTGGCGGAAATACACTCACCTTTCTGGTAGCAAAAGCTTCTTCAATGTTTCTGGGATGCTGGGACACTTCTAACTGGTACGCATCCGGAGCAAGGTCACGCTTGGCTTTTTCAAACTGTGCGTCCAGGGCAACCAGGGCATCCTCTACCAGAGAATTCCCGTACTGATCAATATAAGGAGGCATACTCCACTGCTCGGGTATAAACAACCCGGTAATAGATAGTGTGCCGTCTTTGTCTAATAAGTTACTCTGTACACCATAAAACCCGTTTTCTTCCGGGTGCATGATGTATTCTTTCATGGGTTCACACTGGTCCAGGTCACCGACTGATCCTGCTGCAATAAACTGACCGGTGATGATGTGACCAGACTTTAGTGCAGGCTTAATGAATCCATAGGTGTCATTCATCTTTGGAGCAATACCTGCTTCCTCGTGGAAGAAATAAGTTACGGGACCACCCACACCATTGGTTGGATCTTTTTCAAAAGAGTATCCACTAATACTGCTCTTGAGTCCTTTGAACGTGTCACGTCCGTTGATCCTCACCTTAATCTGCTGGTTCCAGGCAAACACCTTTTCAGGTTCTGCCGGTCTGTACCAGGCAGTGTGCTCGTTCAGGAAGTTCTTATACTCGTTTAGAAACTTCCAGGATCCTTTCTCGTTGATATAGTCTTTAAGTGATGACCCAATCTTACATATAGAGCCTGATTCAAACCAATAGGTGTTGATGATCTTGGCCATGTGAAAGTAAGAAGAGGCTATCTGACGTTTCTTAAGTATCACTGCATGTTTATAGTGCAGCTCAGCCAGGTGTTCATACAGCGCCATGTGATACTGGGCGTCTCTCACCTTGGCAAAATCAAAACGTTTTTCTTCTTTGTCATAGATGGGAAGAAAGTTCAGCCACATGTAGTAGTCACGCGTGACATACCATGCATTAGTCCCGTTTTTAACGATAATGCCGTTTCTGCACTTCATCTTCTGATCATCCCAATAGACAATAAAGTCTTTACTTCTGGTAGGAGCAGCACAGTAAAATCCCTGCTGCTGAAACTTTCTGCCTTCAGCATTAAATATCTTGCTACTCTCGTCAAATAAATATTCACCAGGCTGCTTAAATAAAAAAAGCAGATAATCCCGGAACTCTTCCCGGGTATAAAAAGTGGTGACGATCCATTGACCGTTGTCCCAGGTGGGCACTTCTTTATATGGAGTCATTACTTAACACCCACTTTGGTAAGGCTATGGATCATCTCTACATCACCCTTGCTTTTGTGTAAAAGATCAATCAGGGTGTTTAGGTGTGTAGAACGCAGAATGTCTGCGTGTGCGTAATCATTCCAGTAGTCCTGGTAATGATCTTTGGGAATGGCAGCCCACATCTCCGTATACGGATTAAAGTGGAATACCCAGTCATTTAAGTAGTCGTTGTTTTTCATAGGGATTTATTTTTACTCATCTTCCTGCGGTTGCGTTTCTTAACAGGCGTATTAAGGATGAACACACCGTTACTGGTAATCCGCACAGCCTCCGTAGACATGATGTACAAAGACAGGAATTGCTCTACCGATTGAGAGAGTACGGGTGGATGTTCTTTCATAGGTGTTGATTTGTGCCCTATGAGAGATTCGAACTCTCACGTCATTACTGACACTGCCTCCTGAAGACAGCGTGTCTACCATTTCACCAACAGGGCTTTATGTGCTGTATGTCAGCGTGAGTTGAGAAGCAACCCAGTCCATAACATACTGGTTGGAATCTCTGTCATCATAGGGTGTTCCTGTGAGGGTGAGGTTTCCGGCAGTAATTATATCTGTTGTTGATCTAAGTTCGTAGTAATAAATAGCCTGGGTTTCCAGGTCATCTTGAATACAACAAAACCGAATAGCAACAGCACTTACTGTTTGTTCATTGTGCCAGATCGCCACTGGCGTAATGTTTTTGGTCATTTCCGTAAAGTTTTTAGCGTGCAACATCACACGCTGTAGTTCTACAAATGTAGAGCTTTTATAAATAAGTTCTACAACTTCTATTGATCGTAGGCCAGATTTTGTCCACCCCTCACCGTTGATTGCTGCTCTTCGATCAGGTCACGGTAGACACCTTTGAAAGATTGTCTCACCATATCAAAGCGTTCTGCAATTCTTAAGAGCGCTGTAGCCGATCCGTCTCTTCCGGAGGTAGGTTTCTCAGTAGCCATAAAGGTGGCCATGTTATCCAGGGCAATCTTAATCCCCTGGTAGGCTCTGTACGTAGGGGTCTGGTACATTTTCTCACAGAGCTTGATCGCATTGATAATGGTTTCATCATCAGTAGAGAAATCTGCTTCCACTTCCTGCAGGATTAGTTCTTCCTTGTCTTGCTCCGGTACATCAAAGAATGGATTGAGGTCCGGGTTAGGGCAGGTCATGTAAAAAATGTACGCGTACACGCGGGAGTAATCCTGCGGATAGTCTTCAATAATCTTCTTCAGTGACGCTAATGTATAGCAATGTTCACTGGGTATCACTTTTCCGTTCTGTATGTCAAATAATCTTACCATGTTCTTCCAAATGTTATGTTCTTTTTAGCTTTAATGTCTTTGTGAGCAAACTGCCAGAACTCTCCGGTGGCGTTTATGATCACTGTATAAATCGTATCGGTCTCATGACCATAGTCGGTCACCAGCCATATCACCCCATCACCTTTTGGTGTGGTTACTTCAACCCGGTTGCGCGGTTCATGTATCATAGTCTTCATAGTTTACTTTGGCCTGGTCATCGCGCAGGCAAAGTTTTTTGTATAGGTCTTTATCTTCACTCCACACAGATCCGGTCCACCACTGAAATCCGTAGAAGTCAGATTTGTATAAACAACACTTCTCGTATCCACCCAGGATGTACACATGCTTACAGCCCATCATTTTTGCAGCTTCACACTCATACATCTGTGCTACCTTTCCAAGTGATAGTGATGGCTCTGCGTAGTCCCATACAAACTGTGTAGCTACCATGGCATCTTCATATATATCCACTGTAGAATAGCCAATCAGCTTATCGTTGTAGTAATAATTTATTACGCTACCGGTAAATAACTGTTCCCATGTAATCGTCCGTTGAAATCCATGGTGAGCGCAATACTTCTCATAGAGCTCTCTGTACTCAGGACTATCTTCAAACTTTTCGTACACACCATTAACAAGCTTTGCTTTCTTGCGTGTAGTTTCATGAGGCTTGTATGCACTCAAGTCTATTCTTACTGATCTCAGGTTATACCACGCGTCTTCCCAGGGTATCCAACCACAGGCTAATGCTTCACTTGCACTCTCCCCTTCTTCTAGCACACCATGCGGCTGCGAGTAGATAAAATCCTGGTCACTCACTTTTCCAAAACCGTTGATGTGATCAAACAAGACTCTCATTAATGCTTGGCTTTTATTTTATCACGGTTATCTTCCAGCCAGTGCAGCAGTGCAACAATCTCCTGTTTTAAATAAGGCAGGTCATATTGCACAATATCTTTTACAATGGGATTACCTGTAGTGTCCAGGGCAGTGATAGGATTACCAAACTTATCTTCTCCCACGGTCTCAAATAAGATGTGGTGGATAGTAAGTACACCAGGCTTTAGTCTTGGGTTGTGTTTTAAAATCATAAACATGTACAGGCTCAGCTGCAATGCATAATGATTCAGGTTACAATCATCCAGGTGCGCCACCGGTGGTAACATTCTAGTAGTGATGCCTTCCCAGTTAGTAAATCCTTCTGTCTTAATTTCTTTATTGGTCTTGTAGTCGGTGATGTGCACCTGACCGTTAATCACTTCTACCAGGTCGGACTGACCACAGATGCCTGCACTCTTTAAATAAACCAGGTGTTCCGGATAGACACCATCAAAAAGTTTTTGCTCGGGAGAATACTTGACACCTTCTATCTCGATTGGTTTTACAATCGGTACAGTGACACCAGTGCGTTCAATAGTTTCCAGTTCACAAAGGTCACGCTCTCTGCAGTTGTGATACCAGGTGCCCAGTGTTGTAGCACGAAGGGCTTCTGCTTTCCAGGCTGCTTTGATATCATCAGGAGTCATACCATACCACTTAGAGTTTTTCTTGCGGCTGCTTTTTGCGGCTATGGCATCTGCGTCAAAGGGTTGTTTAAAGTTTCCGATAAAAGAAGTGGCACTGATCCAATCACGTTCATCTTCTTTTTTTATGCTGGTGTATTTGTGATCCTGCGGGGTAAATCTTAGTATCATAGGTAAAGCCAATTTGGTTTCTATAGGATTTGGAATACAGATCAATAGTGTTCATGATCTCTTCCGGGGTATGGTAGGTGGCGTAAAACCTGGCTGAATATTTATCAAATACAATGGACCGGTTCTTAGCTATCGTGTTTTTGGTAGTGACATACTGCTCCACACTTGTTATGGCTTCTTTCTTAAACCATTTCTTTACACGGATCTGTTTATGCAGCACTTCTTTTTTTACAGGAAAGAGGTCTCCTTCCGGCATTTGCTCATAGACCACCTTGTTCTTATATACAGAGTGAACTACTTCTAGGCGCACACATTCTCCGGTGGTCTCGATGGGCATGTCAGAGTGCAAGTTTTTCGTTCAGCTGGTCTTCTTCATGTTCATTCAGTTCTGCGTCCCAGTATCCCTTTGGACATGCACTGGACAAGGACCTGGTTTTAAACCCAAGAGAACATCCGCATCCACCCATCTTCTCGTTACAACAAGGCTGCGTGCCGGGCACCATACATCCGTCACCTTGCACATCGTAAAGTGCACAATTCATACAAACCTGCATTCTCTGTTGTGCAATTTCTTCTACATCCTCACGCTTAAACACACTGTTGGTGATGCCCTCAATGATCTGTCCCTTGTTCTTCCATATTCGGATTATGTTCTCTTGTATTGACATGTGTTGTCTTTTTATGTAGTTTGATAAACTCTGCCCGTTGTTTTTCTTCTGCCATGATGGCTTTCAGGTTATTCAGATCATAAAGGGTTTCTACGGTTTTAAACCTGGCCGTCATTTGCTGCATACCTTTCAGCCGGTTGTTTTCTTCAAAACGCTCCAGCTTGTCAATCTTATCATCCAGTTTCCAGTGCTTAATCACAAAGTCTCCCAGGTTGGTGAGGTGTACTCTTGAATGCTTCAGTCCCGACAGAGACTTTCTCACTTCTTCCCAGTAAAAATTGATGATAGCCGTCACTGCATCTTCACTCATCTCAAGTTCAGCGGCCACTTCCGGTATAAACTGTTTAGCCTTACTTGGTTTCAACGCTTAGAAATTTGTAGTCTAACAGAATGCTACCCTTGCTGTGCACCTTCATCTCTGGATGGAGGTATATTTTCTTTTTGTTCTTGCCTTCTTTTTTGATGAGGCTTTTCTTTTCCACCTTGGTGAGGCAGTTCCTTACGGACTGCTCGGAAGAAAAGATGTTCATCACATGGGCCTTATTACAGAAAGAAGTGAGTTCCACTTCTCCCATAATAGCCAGCAGTGTCAGACAGTTCAGGTCTGAGTCACTCACCGGTATGTCGTATAAGTAGCAATGCGTAAGGATCTGGTACTTGACAATCTGCCAATTACTCAGTTTTACACGTTTGTCTACCTGGTTTACTATTGCCATTACAATTTGATTTTGAAGCTCACGTAGTCCTCCCCTGTGCTGTTCCAGTCTTTGTATAACAAAATCTCTTCTGCTCCAAATGTTTTAAAAATCTTCCAGCTTGCTCCAAGCCTTGCTTCTCCTGTGATATATTCGTACTCTAGGTCAATGGCCCAGTCAAGGGTTAGTTTGACTAGCGCATGGCCCAGGCCTTTTCCACGGTGTGATGGTAATACAGTGAATGAGTCAATGTGTGCTACGTTCTTGGATGTGTAGGTGACAATCATCTCAGCAACGAGCTCTGTCTTATCCTTCAGCCATATACCCTGGACATTATCTGTCTGGGTGAGTGTGTAGAGTTTATACTTGTCATCCCAGCGCAGTTGCTTTGGATGCTCTTTTTCAAACTTGAAAGTTTCTTTGTAATCCCGGAGCTTATACAGGGTGGTCATCTCGCTATTTGGTTTTTAAGCCACGTTTTTTGTTAGAGGGTTTAGGTTCTTCTGTAGGAATAAGCACTTCGTCTCCCACCTTAATACCTTGTTCAGCAAGCTCTGGATTTGCATCCATGTCTTCCTGGGTAATGGTGTGCGGCTGACCGCCTTCATACGGAGTTTCTGTTTTCTCCTGTGTCATCTGAGCAATAAAAGCGAGGGCTTTCAGTTCTTCTGCACGGGCAACAGCAAGCTTAGTGTTCAGCTCCTGTAATTCGTATTGTACTTTCTTGACATCGATCTGGTCGTTAAAAAACTCCAGGATCTTTTCTTTTGAGGGAGCAGTTTGCTCTTGGTTAATTTCTTCTGACATGTTCGTTGGTTTTTATAGGGGTTTTATAATTCAGCTGGCAGTGGATTGTAACCTGCCATCTCTTCAAAATAGTTTCTGAACTTTGGTTCAAAGTCTTCAAACAGGGTGTCGATGATGTATGTATCTCCGTCTGTTGTAAACACCGTAGTGCAGTTGCATACCAACAACTCTTCGTCATCACTGGCTAGTTTGCAGGACACGATGTTATCTAACAAAAAGGCAAAGGGCATCCATTTGCCGGGGTCATCTTGCATACCCATCAGCTCCAGTTTGGAGGGATCAATGGTGTGACAGTGGATTTTGCACGTGTGCACAGGACTTATACTCATAGGGTAGCTGGTTTTTTCTTAGAAACATGGTACTCGGAGAAGTTCATGTACTTGGATTTGTTGGCTGCTTTCAGGATTTGCATAGCAAGGGCACGCTCCGCTAAGCCATCTCTGACATCGACAACGGGAACATAAACTCTTTGACCGTACTTGTTCTTGGTTTCTCTAAAATGCGATAACGCTTGTTCTTGTTCTTGGTTTTCCATAGGTGGGGTGTATAGTATAATATACTTAAAAGGTTTAAACTCTACAAATTTATATTGTAGACCTTTATAAGAATAGGATCACTTATACACGCCTTGTGAATTAACGGGGGACAAATATCTTACATCATGTAGAGATAGGCAAAAAAACTAGTAGGATTATTCTGGAGAGGTTGGTAAGTTACTAATTAGTATCTTTCTTTCCTTGTGTAGAAATAGAAGTTTGTTCAATGAACACTTTGTGTTTTTTCGCCCAGGGAACCAGCTCTGCGTATATCTCTTCTGGCACTTCCAGGCGTTTAGAATGTTTAAGGACAAATTCAGCAATGCGTATAGTGCATACAATGTTTGCTTCTAAAAAGCCAACAGCATCTTCATGTATTTCGTATGTAACCTTTACGGGGATTGTGTTATACTGTGTGCGCGTAATCAGGTAGTTATCTTCCATTTCCTTAAGCACTTCGGAAAGCACTTTAACAGATATACCTGGAATCTCTTTTTTAAGTTCGGAAAATCTGCAGGGTCCGTCTTTTAGATGCCATATAATAACAGCTCTCCATTTCTTGCCGAGGATTTCGGCACCTGTGTTGAGTACAAATGATATAAGCATAAACTTTCATGGTGGTGTATGACAAGGTTGTGGTCTAACACCGAAATAACTAGATAGTTTGCTGCTTACAAGCTCTACAACACTATATATATTTTGCCGGTAACTAAGTAACCATTTGGTAACTAATGCCTACAAGGTAAGCTTTTTATTTCCCCCGCTGGTTATTTGCTGCGGGGTAGATGTTTTCCATCATAACGGCCCTTTTAAGCTCGTCTATGTGTATAAAAGCAGCCTGTCCTGGCTTAATATAATAGGCGTAGGCCATCTGATCCGGGAGATCCCCCACTTTGTACATCTCTATAAGAGCCTGGAGGTCGGTGTAAATGATTTGTTCCATAGGAGTGTAAATATAAATCCTTGTTCTACATACCTCTATAAAGAAGCCCCCTTTGTGAATAACCCGTGAATCTACCCCACTTTCCATGGGATCAAATTTGATACGTATAACATAGTAATATATAGAGAGAATAATATAGATATGATATAGGGGTCAAATTTGCACCCTAGGAAAATAGAGGGGGGGGGGGGGGGGGGGGGGGGGGGGGGGGGGGGGGGGGGGGGGGGGGGGGGGGGGGC